ACAAATGGTTCTAATACAGTTAGATTCAACAAAGCTTCTCATGGTTTAACTTTAGGAGAATATATTGTTGTAACAGCCGTAACAGTTACAGGTGCTTCTACTTATACCGCATCTGATTTACAACAAACTTACGAAATTATAAATGTTGATAGTGGTGGTGATTGGTTAGAAGTACAAGCATCTAGTAATGAAGGTGGAGCGGGTATGACTGCCGTAGGTGCAGCTACTCTTACTCCCTATGTAACAGTTGGACCCACTACTCAAACACTTGGTTATGGATGGGGAACTTCAACATGGGGCGCTTCAACATGGGGAACAGCTAGAACAACAAGTTCAGTGGTTCTGGATCCAGGAAACTGGAGTCTGGATAACTACGGTCAAGTTTTAGTTGCTACAATATTTAATGGAAAAACTTTTACGTGGGATGCAGGAGCTACGACTCCTCGAGCAAATAGAGCATCTACAACAACTAGTGGATATCAAACTACTAACAATCCAACAGCCTCTATCATGACTGTGGTTTCAGATAGAGACAGACATTTATTTCATTTAGGAACTGAAACCACTATTGGTGATACCACTACTCAAGATCCAATGTTTATTAGATTCTCTAACCAAGAAGATTTAAATACTTATGCTCCAACTGCAACTAATACTGCAGGAACTTTTAGATTAGATAACGGAAATGAAATTAGAGCAGCTGTAACAGGTAAAGATTATCTTTTAATTTTAACTGATACCGGAGCTTACTTAGCTCAGTTTGTTGGTCCACCTTTTACATTTAGTATTAAGTTAGTTGGAACTAACTGCGGATGCATAGGTCAACATGCGGCAGTAGCAGCAGATGGTGCTGTGTATTGGATGGGTGATGCAGGTGGATTTTTTAAATTTGACGGTACGGTTAAATATTTACCTTGTTTAGTTGAAGATTTTGTTTTTAACGATAATGGAGATAACTTAGGAATTAATTATTCATCTAGTAGACTAGTCGCTGCAGGGCATAATAATTTATATAATGAAATAAATTGGTTTTATCCTAAAAATGGTAGTACTCAAATTGACAGATGTGTTACATTTAATTATGGAGAAAACGTTTGGACTACAAGCTCTCTTGATAGAACAACATGGATAGATGCACAAGTATTTAGCAATCCCTACGCAACTGATTATACATCTACAGCTACCCCTGTATTTCCAACTATTTTAGGAATTACAAATAAATATGGAGCAACTATTTATTACTCTCATGAAGAAGGAACTGATCAAGTTAATAGCTCAGGGACTACTTCTATTAATGCATTCATTAGATCTGGAGATTACGATATTACCACAAGAAAAAATATGATGGGGCAAGGAACTGGCGTGGCAGATTTTAGAGGAGATGGAGAATACTTTATGTCAGTTAGAAGATTTTTACCTGATTTTAAATATTTATCTGGTAACGCTAAGATTACTTTATTTGTAAGTTCTTACCCAGATTCTACTCCTGTAAGTTCTCCACTAGGACCCTTTACAATAACTACAACTACTGATAAGATAGATACTAGAGCCAGAGGAAGATTGGTTTCACTTAACATTGCTAACGACGCTACAGGCGAAACGTGGCGATATGGCACATTAAGATTAGACGCACAAGCAGACGGAAGAAGATAATGACTGTAGATAAAAGAATCAATTATGAAATGCAGGGTGATGAAAAGCCAGCAAGAAATTATTTAGGCAAACAAAAAACTGTAACAGTACCTGTTAAATGGCAATCAAATCCTAAAGCCCCTCCTACAGAATTAGCTTATATTACCAAAGCAGAAAAAGATTTATTAATTAAAAAAGATTTACACGGCTCGTTAAAGAATGGTCCTAATACGGGTCCATCAGGAATTGTGTCTTTAGACTCACAAGGAGATTACACTAGAGACAGAAGTCCAGGTGCTTATGATACAGGTCCAGCTGGAACAGCGACAGGAAGCAGTCAACAAGATCTAAGAAACAGAGCGATGAATGAGCAGGCGATGAAAGACCTTTTAACAGGTAATGTTACCAAAGGTCAAACAGTTGCAAAAGGCCCTAGAACAAGACAATATTCTAATCTACCAGAAATTATAACGATGCCTGACGGTAGAACTAGATATGTTGGTTCTGCTTATAAAAGCTATGGTCAACCAAGTTTTTTTGGAAATTTATTTAGTAGAGGAGCACCTGGATATAGAGGGATAGAAGGTTTATCTGCTTTTGGTATACCTACATTTCAAACAAAAAAACGTGATGATGGCTCTGAATATTATTATACTGAAGATGAAAATTTTGGAGAAACTAAAGGTGCGCTGCCTTTTGGAATAATGGGGATTATTGCAAATGCAATAAACAAATTTAGAAAACCTAGAGACATGTCTGAATTTAATAAATTAAGTTTAACTGCACCTGCAGATCAAAAAGTTTACATACCTGAAGGAATGGATGTTCCTATGGCCACTATGTCAGATGCGCTATTCCGTGGAGCAGGCACAATTGGTGGGGTACCAATTAGTCCATTTCCTGCAAGATCTAGAGTACAAGGACTAGAAGAGTCTACGTTTCCTGGACGATCTAGAGTACAAGGACTAGATTCTATAAGAGATTACGGTGTGCCTGTAGGAGATCAATTTTTTGCAGCGGACGATAGAGGTGTGAATGTAGGAGATCAATTTTTTGCAGCGGACGATAGAGGTGTGGTTGCGGGTGATGCTTACTTTTCTCCATCTCCTCAAAAGAAAGCATTAGATGAAATTTTTGCAGATTCTATAGAGGATTACGATGTGCCTAATAATTTAGTGACAGAATTAACTAAGACTCAAAAGAAAGCATTAGATCAAAGAAAAGGTATGCTTCCTGCTATAGGTGCTGAGGGAGTATTAGATAGTATAAGAATATTTGATGATAAGGAAAACCCAGCAACATTAAAAGAGGTAAAAGAGTATTACGGTATAGTATAATGGCTAAGATAACTAATTATATCCCTGAACCTAAAGAGGAATACGATGTTAATAATCAAAGACAAATTTTAGAATCTTTAGACAGTATGAAGCAACAATTAAATTTTTCTTTTCAACAAGATTTAAAAAACGAACAAGACGCTTTTAATTACTTTTTATCATAATGACTATACAATATAAAAATCAAGGTTTTAAACAAGCCGATGTAAACAAAGCTACGGTGCTTACTTGTCCTACTGATGGAGTAATTATAGTTAAAAGTGTATATTGTGCAAACAACGACGCATCATCCTCTATTGTGGTACAGATGAATTTAGTTGACTCATCTGATTCAAGCACTGAGTATGAATTTTTTAGAGATGATTTAGCTGCTAAGTCGCAAGTAAATGCCACACCTCAAGGCTTGAATTTAGAAGCGGGTGATGCTATAACAGTGCAAGCAGCAACAGGCAGTAATAAAATACA